GTTTGAGGCGGTGCAATCCTTGGCGCGGCGGGAGTACGCGCAATTCTGGGCGCTGCTCCCGCAGGCGGTTAAGAACGCGATCGCTGCCCGGTTGCCGGAGGGGATGCTGTGAGAGATGGGACATTGATAAGGCTCGGCGGGTCGGTGAAGGCGCTCGGAGACGGGCGCTTTGAGGCCCCGCTTATCACGTTCACCGACGCGACCCAACCGGACCTGGTGCAGACGTTCTTTGACGCCCGGACCAACTACTGGCGCGAGTTCCCTGCCCGGGTTCCTCTCCTCTATTCGCATGGCTACGACGCGGCCCTGCGCTTGAAGCCGCTCGGTATGGGGACGGCGTTCCGCGGCGGCGCGGATCTGTCCATGACCGACGCAGGTGTGTGGATGCAGGGGCAGTTGGATCTACGCGACGAGTATGAGGCGATGATCTACTCCATGATCGAAACCGGCAAGATGGGGACGAGCAGTGGTAGCGCATCGCACATGGTGGAGTATGCGGAGGAACCGGACCACCCGGACGTGTGGCGTATCACTTCCTGGCCCATCGTGGAGGGGAGCCTGACGCCGACGCCTGCGGAGCCGAAAAACACGGTTATGCCGGTGCGGTCGGTTCTCAACTGGATACCCAACCCGCTGAAATCAGCCGGTGACCCGGCGAAACTTTTCCGCGACGTGGAGGCGATTCCTGTTCCGGTCCCGACCGGGGCGAAGCCTGCCACGTTGCGCGATTTCGAGGAGCAATTACGCGGCCTCGGATGGACCCGTGCCGAGGCAACGACCATTGCCAAGCGCGGTTTTGAAGCGTTTATGAACGCTAGTGGTGCCCTCCTGAGGGAGTCGGACGGGCGCAGTGAGGCGGAACGCTCCGCCGTGTTATTTCCGCGCGAGCGGTTCCGGTTTGAAGCCGAACGCCGCGCTGCCCGCATTCGCTTAGGAGCGACAGTATGAATAAGTTCAAAGAAATCATGGCGCAAATCGACACCAAGAATGAGCAGGTTCGCGCCATTTTCGACAAGGCCGACAAAGAGCAGAACGGCGAAGAGACGCCGGAGCAGATTGCCGAGATCCGCCAACTCAACAAAGAGATAGCGGAACTGGAAGATAAGGCGTCTCAGGCGAAGGAAGGCGACGAACTGCGCCGAAAAGCCGAAGCCCGCCGTGCGGAGGCTTTGGAAGCCCGTCGCCTGCCGGTCGGTGGTAAGGGAGAAGGCGATCCCAACCCCTCCGAACGCTACCGCGAAGCTCGCAAGACGCTGGCCGATCAGATCGGTGCCGATGGTTCTTTCGAGCAGTGGTACCGGTCCATCACCAAGAACGGCCCGCCGTCGCAAAAAACCGTCATTCAGTCGCCCACTTTCCCCGTCCGCACCCTCATCACGGGTAGCAGCGACACCAGCGCGGGCGCAGGTGTTCAGACGGACTACAAACCGACTGTGGACACGCCGTACAAGCCGCTCACGCTGCTTGACCTTATCACCCGTGCCGAAACGACCTCCGACCTGGTGGAGTATGTGCGGATCAACAGTCGGACCAACAATGCCAGCGTGGTCGCAGAAGCCACGGCGACGGACGACGGTACGGGCTACAAGCCGGAAAGCGCCGCAGCGTTTGACAAGATTCAGGCGGCGGTGAAGACTATCGCGACCTGGATTCCAGTCACCAACCGGGCGCTTGATGATTGGCCCGGCCTCCGCACGTGGATCAATGAGTTCCTGATGCAGTCGGTTCAGGATGTGCTGGAGCAGGAAATGCTGACCGGCGACGGGACGGGCGAGCACCTGACCGGCATCCTCAACACCTCCGGCATTCTGGCGCAGGCATATACCACGGACATCATCAAGACCGCTCGTAAGGCGCGTACCAAGATCGCCACGAACGGCTACGTGATGCCCACCGCCTACGTGTTCTCTCCGACCGACTGGGAGTCCTATGACCTGTCGGTTGACTCGAATGGTGACTACTACTTCGGCGGTCCTTCCGTACTCGGTACTCCGCGATTGTGGGGCTTGCCCGTGGTGGAGAACTACAACCTGACCAACGGTACCGGGCTTTGCGGCGCCTTCCGCTACGCCGTGTTGTGGGACCGAATGCAGGCAGCGATCACCATGAGCAACCAGCATAGCGATTTCTTCGTGCGCAACCTGGTGGCGATCTTGGCGGAACTGCGGGCAGCGTTCGGTGTGACCTATCCGAAAGGTTTTTGCACTGTAGCAATGTCGTAATCCGGCGCGTCCGGTCTGGTGAACGTTTCGGGGCGGGGCACGGGCTACCGCCCCTGAGGATAAGAAAACATGAGTACAGCAAACGGACGAGCGCCGCGGAGTGTAACGACGAAGACGGCGAACTACACCGTGACGGCGAACGATTCCGGCACTTCATTCAACACTCAGGGTGCCAGCGGCGCGGTGACGTTCGCTCTCCCCGCCGCTACTGCGGGCCTTTGGTACCGCTTCCACGTCGGCGCCGCTCAGGAACTCCGCATTGACCCGAATGGTAGCGAGAAGATCGCCCTACCGTCTACCGGTGCTCCTGGCGCGGCGGGCAAGTACATCAGCGCCGACGCCGCGGGGGAATCCGTCAGTATCGTCTGCATCAAAACGGGCGAATGGTGGGTGGAATCCTACATCGGTACTTGGACACAGGAAAGCTGATAGGCGGTGTTTTGCCCGATCTGCGGGAAGGCTCACGCAAGCTGCGGCGGGCCTTCCCAACTCAGATACACACCTATAGGAGACGACGCAATGCTGATCGGATCGACAAACGCGAACGGGAACGCTGCCATGTGGACGGCGGACCGCCGCCTGTACCTGGATAAGGGCGGCAAGGTGGTGGAAGAAGGCGATCTCAACCAGAACGAATTGTTAGTGCCTGCAGGTGGTGTGCTGCCGATGGCGCGGGCCGAAGAGTTGGGTCTGCTGGAGCAAAGGCCAGCCGCAAAAACCAGGGCCGAGGCGGTTCCCGGCACCAAGATGCTGAAGCCTGCGGACGATCCGGCAGCGGTTCCTGCGGCGCCAGCGGCGACGACGCCCGCGCCACGGGCCGATGAAAAACCGGAAAAGGTGGGCAAGTAGGGTGCCTCTCACCGCCGCCCAGGCCCTCGCCAAACTGAAACGGGACACGGCTGCCGAAGATCCCCGGTGGCCAGTCTCCGACCCTGACCTGACGGCGATTCTGGAGGAGACGGCCCGTTATCGGTCCTGGGCGGCATCCACCGCCTACGTGCTCGGCGACAGGGTGACGCCCGCCGTTTGGAACGGGCGGATCTACAGCATCAACACGCCGGGTACCAGCGGCAGCACCGCGCCCAGCGGCTGGGCCTATACCACGAACCTGGGCGGAGTTTATACCGACGGGACCGCGGTGTGGGTGGATGCGGGACCGGCACACGCCGAACGGTACGACCTCGGAGCGGCCTGCCATGCAGTCTGGAGTCTGCGAGCAGCTAATGCCGCGGCCTACATCGACTCCGAGGATAAGGACGTAAAGAGGACATACACGGACCTGTATAACCACGCGATCAAGCAGGCGAACCGGCATGTGTCTGCGTGGGTGAAGTAGGCGAAATGATAAACCCGGCAGCGATTGAGGCGGCGCAGCGGACGGAGTTGGAACAGCGTGATTATTTCCACTCTCGGGCCACCATCCTCCGACCCGACCGACAGAGCGATGCCCGGGGGAGTGTGGGCAAGAGTTATAAGCCGGTGCCGGGGATCGTGCCTTGCCAGGTGGTGACGGATACGGATGGCGGGGAGACGGTTGCCGGGGAGCAGGTAAAGACGGTCAACTCCTGGGAACTCCGGTTTCCGGTGGGGACGACGATCACGCCAGTAGATCATATCCAGGTCGATGGATCGGTTTACGCGGTGAATGCAGACGATAGAGGGCGCACCAATGCGCAGTATCTCAGTGTGTTTTGTGTCAGGGCGAAGTGATAGCTAGATGGCGATAGACGCAAAAAGATCTGTCCTTCTTCCCTTTTCTGAACAGGCAAGTTTATGATCCACCCAGCTGCCATTGTCCGCGCCGAACAGGTGACGAACGCCGTTAGCACCAGCGCTTACTATACAGGCCGGTCGGCGGCGCTTCGCCGCCCTTCGTGCTTTAACTACCCGCGCAACTACAACCAGGGTTGGTACACCGCCAACACTACCCGCTTCGGAACAGCCGATCTCCATGCCACCTCGCGGGTGTATTACATCGCGAACTGTGACTGTACCGACCTGCAACCGCTGTTCGGGAACTACATCATTACGTCGGGTACCGGTGAGAACGCCAACACGAACGCGATCACCGTAAAGGCATCCTATGAGTGGAACAGCACGACATACCCGGTGACGTGGAATGGGCAGACGAGCATCGTGTTGCCCGCTGGCGTCCTAGCGATCCCCGTACCCGATCCGTTTCCCATCCATGTCACCTCGGGGACGTCGGTGCCCATCCTCACCTATGTGTCAGTAGCCAACAACGGCGAAAAGTGGCCCATCGGCCCCAACGCGGGTGCGGTAAACAGTGGCGAGACATTCAACTATTGCCAGTACGGTTTCCCTGTTTCGGCGGCAACAAACGCATCGCCCATTGAGATCACAACCAGCACGCACGGCATGAGCAACGGTGATGCCGTCTTCGTCTCCGGCGCGCTAGGCAATACCGCGGCCAACACCCCGGACGGCTCGCTTTATTATGTAACGGTCACCGCGACCAACAAAGTCACGCTCTATTCGGATTCGGGTCGCACTACGCCCGTAGCTGGAAATGGCACCTACACAGCCAATAGCGCGAAAATCGTCAGGATGGCCACCTCGGGTGGAACGCCCGTGGCCGGGGCCGACAAAACAGGAACGGCGGGCGCACTGCCGAACACCGGGAACTACGTTTATGGTCCTCTTTCCATCCTGGCAACGCCGAAAAACGGACTGAACCGCCGCACGACGATGTGCCTCGGCGATTCCATCCAATGCGGTCAGAACGCCTATCCCGACGATGGCTACAACCTGCGCAAGTTCCGCACCAACAACCTGAGCTACCACCACTGTGGGCGCGGCGGTGACAAGCTGCTCGCGTTCATGGGCGGGGCTTCGACGCTGAACATGGCGCGGCTTGCTCTGCTCGGCGACAGTACCGACCTGTACATTCAGCAGATGACCAACGACATTACGTCGTCTCAAACACTGTCGCAACTACAGACAAACATTTTCACTGCAGCGAGTTTCGCCACGCACCGCGGCTGCCGAACCTGGGTGCAGACGGTGCTGCCACTCACGGATGTGGGCACGGCTCCGGCTGCGAGCCAGACTCCGGTGGCAACCTCCCCGGTTCGAACTGCCCTGAACGACTGGCTACGCGACGGTTGCCCCTACAACACGAGCACACTGGTAGCGGCTGCCGTGGGCGCCACGGGTTCTAACATCGTCCGGTGCAAGGTGTATAGCAGTACGGGCGTACTGCTTAGGGGGTGCGACACGAACCACCCCTTCTTGGGAGGCGGTGTGGTGGACCCGTGCGGCGTGATCGAAGTGGATTCTACCAACGCGCTCACGTTCAACGGCGGCAGAGTCTACTGCGGCGCGGGCAACAACGTGGCGTGGGGCGACGGTACCCATCCCAATACCACCTGTGTCGGCTACCTGGATGCGGGGACATGGTTCCCAGCCTCGGAGTTTGTGTGACATGGCAAACGAAATCAAACTTTCCTATTCGCGCTCAGGCCGATACACCCACGCCGTCATTCTGTCGGAGAACCTGTCACAGGCTGCGGCAGCGTCAAGCGGCACCCTGGGCAGCTATTCCGCGGGCAGTTGGGGCACCTATGCCATCGACCTTACGGAACTCGGCAGCACGGATATATACGCTGCGAACGTGCCCGCCAGCCTGCCAGTCGGCTTCTACGTGATGAGTTTCTGGGACCGGGCGGCGTCCGCAGCGACGTCGGCCTCTCAAACCGCCGACACGCCGCTGCAATCGGATGAAGTGTACTGGGATGGTACCCGATTCTATAACACGGAGGCGTTTTTGGTCGCTGGCGTCAGCACCAAGCTCGGTACGCCTGCCGGAGCGTCCGTAAGCGCCGACATTGCTGCCAATGCCACGGCGATCGGTAACCTGCCGAATGCAGCCACGATAGCAAGCACGATATGGGACAAGCTGTTGACCGGTATCACAACCGCGGGTAGTATTGGCAAACTCATCAAGGATTATCTTGACGCGGCTATTTCCACCCGATCTACCTACACCGGGACGGATACCTCGGGAACTACCACTCTGCTTTCTCGATTGTCGTCTCAGCGTGCGACTAACCTGGACAATTTGGACGCTGCGGTATCCACTCGTTCGACCTATGCGGGCGGTGACACATCGGGCACCACTACTTTGCTTTCGCGCGTGACTTCGCAGAGGGCGACCAATCTGGACAACCTCGATGCGGCGGTTTCTACTCGTTCCACTTATGCTGGTGCCGATACCCCAGGTACTACCACGCTGTTGGGCAGGATAACTGCTCAACGAGCGGGGTACCTGGATAACATTTCCGTTGCTCCACCGACTGCCGCCGCGAATGCCGTCGCCGTGGTAGGCACGGACAAAATGCAACGCCTATTCGCCGTTAACGCATCCGAACCCGGCACCTATACCCGCACCGATACCAGTAGCACCGCGGCGACCGAAGTTAGCCCGCGCCCGGACGGAACCGCGGACATCACCAAGACCAGTACCAAGGTGGGCACGACCACGACCACGGTGGTAACGGAGGCGTAAGAGCATGGCCGTACGAGTAGCCGGGACATCTAACAGTTTGCTCGGGAGCGGTGGTAGCAGCAGTGGCGGCGGTGGTTCCACCACCTTTCGCCACTACATCGTGGTCGGCGACTTTCCCCAGCGCGTCTCTATCACGCCGGTCGAGGTGACCGAGGGCGACACGGCAGGCGGGTTCTCCGCGCCGCTGATCGGCGGGGACGGGGCGGCGCTACCCTATGCGGGTGACGAAGAGATCACTTTTACCATGCTGAAAAATGGGGAGTCGGTTCCGGCGATTGATGGGGCGACCGCCAGCATGAGCGATCAGAGTCCCGAATCCAATCGCCGGTACGCCTTGTGGGATTTCTCGGAGGACAACCCGGTACCGGAGGCGGGGGCGTACAAAGGGCAGTTTAAAATTGCGGGCAGGTCGTTTCCTGAGCGGCCTTTCAACATATTGGTGAGTGCGCCGCTGTAGGGAGGATGGAGGAGGGGTGGGAGAGTGATTCGAGTCGAGGTCGAGACAAAAGATTACAGCCGCGATTTTTTGCGTTCCCTCACGCCAAGACTTGCCCAGGTGGTGAATAAAGCGGCGCATGATCTCGAAGCGCAGGCGAAGGCGAATATCCAGACCGGGCCTAAGACGGGGCGCGTTTATAAGCGCGGCAAGAAGAAGCACCAGGCGTCGGCGCCGGGGGAGTCTCCCGCGACCGATACCGGCTTCCTAGCCAACAATATCCGCGTTCAGGCGAACGGATCGTTGACGGCCTATGTGGTGGCGACGCAGGAGTATGCTGCCGCTCTGGAATTTGGGACCGCGAAAATGGCCGCCCGTCCCTTCATGGCGCCCGCCGCTGATAAGGTTGCGCCCGTGTTCGAAGCGGCAGTAGCGGTGGTTCTGGAAGACGGTGCGAGCGATGCCGGGTGAACTGGCGACAGCGGAACGATGGATAGCCGCGCAGCTTGACGACGACACTCTACGCGGGGTGATTGTTGGTGGGCAGACCTACATGGGGGCTTATAACCGCCACGCACCGGAAGAAGCTCCCGGTTGGTACATTGTCTATTCGCTACAGTCGCCGGGTGCTGACCAGACGGTTTTATGCGGTAGCCGGACAATGAGCGATCCGCTGTTTTTCATTCGAGCGGTTGGACAAGATTGCGGATTCGCCGATTTGGAGGCCGTAGAAGACCGGCTTGATGCGTTGTTCGGGAATGCAAGTGTGGATGCAGGAGCGGTGATCCCCGGTTCACCGGCTTTTGACGTGGTGCGGGAATCGCCGTTTCAGGACGACGACCCGCAAGAAGACGGGATCGGCGTGACCTACTACATCACCGGGGGATTGTATCGGTTCTCAATCAGGCCGTAAGGCGAGGAAATAACTATGGCGAATGCAGGAAATAAGCAGTGGACGGCAACCTACGCTTTCGGCGTGTGGACGAACGGCGAGGCAGTTTTTGATGACGACGACCTGGTATCGCTCCAGTGTCTCATCACGGATTTCGAGGAAGAAGGGACCGCCGCGGCGATTGACGGCGCCGCCCTCTGCGACGATACCGAGGTCAACTCGCTTGGGCGCAAAGGCGGCACTGCCTCCTTCACGGCCCATGTGCCCATCGGTTCCACCGGGCGCACCTTCAAAGACAAGGAAGGGCTGCCGATCAAAATGGTCATCAAGGAAACCACCGCTATGTCCGTAGGTCGTCCAATCACGGGGATGGTAACCAGTGTTCGCCACACCGTAGCGAACAACGCTCTGCAACTGGAAGCGGTGCAGATCCGCAAGTACGTGCCGGTAGCGGCGTAAGGAGAACTGATGGGGCTTTCTACCTTACGCAAGCGGCTACCGAAGCGCGAAACGAAACCGCTGCTGGAAATCGATCTATCCGGTGTTTTGGGCGCCGCGGAGCCGGGACAGGACAACATCCTACGGTTCCGCGAACTGAACACGCCCGATCTGTTCCCCGACAAGACACGGGCGACGCGCCTTCGTGTGATGCACCCTTCGTGGTCGGATCTGCTGTTGATGCAGGTCTTGATTCTGGCGTCCTGCTACGTTCCCAGCGGCGACGACACCGAGGGAACCGACATTGACGAGGAGATCGCCGCGCTTGTCGAGGAACAGCGCGACCTGTTCCTGCACATCTATACCGAGTTCAGCAACAGTTTCCCGATGGCTGCCATCAGCGCGGATAGCGCAAAAAACGCCTTAGCGCAGACCAGCAAAACCTAGTGGTGGTCTGCGTTCACCGGCTGGGATGCCACCCGCGGCACCTGAAAAACTATTCGCTGGAGGACATGGCTGACGTGCTGTTCGCCGACGAGGTGATAACAGAGTACGAGAAGGCGATGGCGGGAGTGAGGCGAGCGACGGCGGGACTGTGACACCATGACGTTTCGAGAACTGCGAGTGAGAATATCGGCCTTGGGCGCGGAGGAAACGAAGCGCAAGGTGAAAGAAGTCGGCGACGAGATGGACCGCACCGGTAAGAAGGCGCGGTCCATGGGCAAGTCTGCCGACGACACTGGGTTTTCACTCGCTCGTTTTGTGGGGGCGCTGGGTGGCCCGCTCGGGAAGCTGGCCGAGGTAGCGACTGCCATTCTCGGAGTTACCGCGGCGCTTGGCGGGCTAGCAGCGGCGGCGGGGTTCCAAACGGCGACGCGGTTGGACTCGCTGACGCGGGGGCTTGCCGGTGTTTCGACAAACCTCGGGGACCTGCTGCAGCAACTGGCAGCCGCCCGCACCGTTGCTAAACTGCCCGGCCTCGGACTTGAAGAGGCTATAGAAGGCAAGGTGCGTCTTGAAGGCGTGGGCATCGCGGCCCAACTCGCGGATCGATCTCTACGGGCTTTTGGTAATGCCCTGGCGCTGTCGGGGAAAGGTAAGGCCGACCTTGACGGTGTCACCCTTGCGCTCAGTCAGATCCAATCCAAAGGCAAAGTCAGTGCCGAGGAAATCAACCAAATAAGCGAGCGTGCCGGACAGGTGCGCCTCGCGATGGTGAACGCCTTCGGCACAGGCGATTCCGAAGCGATTCAGGGGCTGGGGATAAGTACGACGCAGTTTATTGAAGGCGTAGTTGCTGAGTTGGAAAAGCTGCCGCAGGTAGGCGGGTCGGTTCAAAACACGATGGAAAACCTCGGCGACTCGCTGAAAATGGCGTTCGCCCCTATCGGTCAGGGACTGATCGAAGGACTAATGGCAGCGGAACCGGTCCTGATCCGGTTTATCGACACGATCACGCAGAAGGCTACCCAGATAGGCGAGGTACTGGCGGCGACGGCCCGCAGTGGTGTACTCACCGATGCCCTGAACGGGTTGATGGATTCCATTGACCGACTGACGGGCGGGGACTGGGGTGCGGCGGCTGCGCAGGGAATCGCCCGCGTGCTAGCCGTGGCCGAGAACATCCCGCGCATCTTCTCCGAGACACAGCAGTTCCTATCGGCGTTCTGGCAGGCGTTCACTACGAACGCTTCCCGTGTGGGGGAGTTCGTCAGCGGGGTGTTTCAAGCGCTCGGGCATAATATGCTCGCCGTTTGGGACACGGTTCAACTGGGTTTTCAGCGGATGGTCGTGTTCATTGAAAACCAAGCTAAATCGTTAGCAGGTCGGTTAGTTCCGTATTTCAGCCTATTAGCGGCTAATCCATTCGGGGCGCAGGACTTCTTCCGAAAAGCGGCAATCATGGCAAGCGCTTATGCCGCGACACAACAGGCTACGCCGCAAATGGCGACGGGGCGTGGTCAGTTCCAGGCGTTCCCCGGCCTGCCGGAATTTGCGGCATTTCCCGGCTTGCCCGACTTCAATCTCTTCAAAGGGTCCGGCGCAATTTTCGACAAGATCATGGCGGCGCGGCAGCAACTCAGCGCGGTTCCGTCTGGTTTGAACTTTGGCGGCATCCCCACGTTGCCGGATAGTTCCAATGGCGCGATGCAGACGCTAGAGAGGATCGAGAGGAACACGAGGGACACCGCCGATGCCCTCTCATTGCGCCGCCAAGCCTTAGGTGGTGGTCCACTGGGAGCATTAGGCGCGACTCCCGCGGAGTTGGCAGCAGCCACGAGTGGGGGGCCACGCGCCGCTCGTGGCCCACAGATAAGCCGCGATGCCAGCGTGACCGGTATCGCCCGGTCTATCTCCTATGTGGTGGATAGGCGGGTGCAGGCGGGGATAGCAGCGGCGTCCGGTGGTGGGTTCAGGCCGCGTTAACGATCTGGTATTGGCTGATGCACGCGTTTTTTGTCAAGCTTGCCGAAGAGAATGGCAGCGATCAGTAGCGGTACGAAGATTATCAGCCACTGTCCAAAGAACAAAACGGCGGCTGTAGTGGTGCCAAAACCATAGATCCCGGCATTTTCTATCGCATCGATTCCTGTTTTGGTGTTAGCTGCAAGAGAGTGGCCGAATTGATCCATTGCGGTCGTCCACCGATACCCCACAAAGAGCGTCCATGCTGACGCGGCGCAGTAGAACACGATAGAAGCGATCTGGAACGGTCGCATCCTGCGGTACCTCCTTGTATGGCAGTGAGGATACCACAGGTTTAGCTACAGAGCTTTTGTACCGCTTTCAGGATGCCGGTGACGATCAGCCATGCACAAAAGGCGGCGGCTAACCCTATCCCACCGAATAGCATACCCAAGGGGATAGCGGCGACCACGCACATAACAGCCCACAGGTAAATCAGCAGTACGGCAGATGCGGCAATGATTTTTCCGCAAATCTGGAATGCTCCGATAACTATTTTGCCCAGCAGTTCAAGAAACGCGATCACAGCGGTCATAGTTGCCCTTCTCCGTTGTGGGTGATGGCAACAAACATACCACAGTTATCTTCTTTTAGCTGCCGTGCTTACCGGAATGCTGCTTTTAAAATGCGCTTACTAGCGTTGTTTATGGATTTCGTTGCAAGGCGTAACAGCCAGGTGATGGTTTTCATAGTAGTGTTATTGCTGCTTCTGCGGCGGGTCGGGCTTGAACTCAACTAGGTCGTCTATCCGCTTGACGCCGAAATACTCGCACAGCTTGACCACAGTCGAAAAGCGCAGTTCATCAAACTGTCCCCTGCTGGCTTTGTTCACGGTCACGACCGACAGATCGGTAGCTTCCGCAATATCGCGGAGCGTGATGTCTTTGCCGATCTCCGCTTCCTTCCGGCGACGCAGAGAGTAGAAGTTGCTTTTTAGCACAGCCTCATTATACGTAACGGTATGTTGTCCTGAATCGCTGTGTAACATTGGTTTGCTTCCTGTGCAAGAAAAGTGATACAATGGATTAGTTTACATTATACCGTGTATTAGAGTTGCTTGCACGGAAAAAAGTTGCGGACCAATGTTGAAAGACACAAAACTCTCTTCTACAACTTTACAACCAGACAACCAGACCAGACCCAAACTAGGGGGTACGGTAAGCCGACCATTTCTTACCACACTCAACGAAAAAGCTTGTGGGAGGGTGGTGCAACTTGCACCACCTGCTCATAGTAGTCTGTTGTCGGTGGTCTCTGTCGGAATCTATGCCCGTAGTCTATGTATAGACGCCTCGAAAAAGCAACGTCCATACCCCCAAAATGCGGCGTCCATGCCTCGAAATCGAGGCATGGACGCCTTGTTTTTGAGGCATCGATGCCCGCGCGGGATTCCGTGGGATTCCTCGGGAAAACGCGGTGTTTTGCGGCGTTTCGCTGCACTTCGCGGGATTTCGCGCGGTTGTAAACGGGTTGCAAAATATGGCTAGAGAAACATTCGACGGACGACAACAGCGCGGGGAACTCGTTTATTCCCCTGGGTGCAAGACCGTTGTTCTCAGGCAAGATCTGGTGCGGATTTGTGGCAACGATCCCTGCGCCGCGCTCGTGCTTGGGCAAATGCACTACTGGTATGACCGATCAGAGACGGGATGGGTTTATAAAAGCGCCCGCGACATGAGCGAGGAACTTATGGGCTTGTTCGGTGAGGAGAAAATCCGTCTGGCGTTTTTGAAACTTACGCAACTCGGTTTTTTGGATCGTGACGATTCTATGTCAAAAAACCCGTTTAACCGATCGGCTTGGTATTTCGTGGAAGTTTTGGCTATTCAGGATGCGATTGACGATCTTCCGGCTATAGACCCGTCGAAGCGCAGAAAGGAGAAATAAGACAGTTCGTAGTCAGAGCGGCAGGTGTAGTTTCTCAGGCCATTCCTGCCGCTCTTTCCATCAACCCCATAGGAGTCTCACTATGTCAGACAACAAAAAACCGCGCCCGGTTGCGATTCATTGCGTGATCGGGTGCCCAGACCTGGCTACGGGCGTGTATCTTGTCCGTGCCGGGCGGTACTATTGCTCGGTCGCCGAGGCCATAGAGAAGCAGCGCACCGATACCGTGCCCGTGGTCATTCAGTGGAGGCCGTCACGCCCGACCCGAAGATTGTTGCAGGAGTACCGCCGCCGAGTTGCCGCCCACTGGTTGAGCCGCAAGGGTGGCGACGGATGGCACGACGCACAGGGCATAGTCGGCTATCACTTTAGCCGACTGGCAGCGGGGAACAAATAACGCCCATGCCCTAATAGCCCCTATTGCTGTCTGTGTGGTAAAATTACAGCAGCAATCTATAGGCTTTGAGCCACCCGACACCCAGTAACACGCTGGGCCGGGTGGCTTTTGTTTTTGTGCTGACGATGGGCCGACCACGCTTAAAACTAACCTTCGACGTGCCGGAACCGCGGACGCTTAAAGAGCGTCTTGTCGCGTCTGCTGACGGCTCGTCGTGGTACACACGCCCTGAAAACAGCACGATCACCAGCGATACCACGTTCCTTGACAACGCCACCAAAACTCTGATGCTGCTGCCGCTCCCGTTCGGCGCGAACTGGATGACGAATTTTAGCGGGGATTACAGCAGGCTTGCTAAAAGCGATTACAGTTTGATAACGGCTTCGAAATGGGTGGAGCATCACCGGGAAGCAACCGGTGACATATTTCTGGAATCGCTGGGCGTCAACGAGGTAGTGACGACCACGGCGACGTATCCACAGAACCAGCCTATCTACATCAGCCAGTTCGTTTACGGCATCACGAAATCAAAAGTCGTCTTGCTGGAGTGTGGTTGGGGTTCGCCTGGCGTGGGCGTATCTCTCCGCTTCTCCGCAGATGGGAACGTGCAAATATGGAAAGATACGACGTTCCTAAAACAGTACGACTTCGGTAACGCGACATCGATCACGGGTGACACCAGCGGGAACGTAGCGGGCGGTAAGAAGGCTTGGACGAACGAGTACATGGAGTTGTGCCTGATTCCTGGCCGTGCTCGGGATCTGATGATCCTGGCTGGCGGCGTGGGAAGCATCGTTCACACTTTCGCCGACCTGGACAACGACAACACTGTTCAGCCGATCACGGCTGCCGGTTCCCATTTCTGGTGGAAGGTGCCGAGCGGCAAGGCGTCGGTACAGTGCTGCCCCCTCCACTTCGAGACATCGGGAATCGCCTACGGTACACAGTCCCAGTTTCTCTATCCTCCCGCGACGGGAACCACGTTCACGACCGTTCCCGCCTATCACGAAGCCGGGTTCGGCGCCCAGTCCGTTACCTTCGATCTTGTTGACCCGCACCTTACCCCGTTCGGGCAGTTGTTTGTACCGAACGGGGTGCGCCGGGATGTCATTGTGCGGGCCAACCTCGGCGGCGACGGAGACAGCACGCCCTTCATTTACGGTTGCGATTTTTATGCCTCGCGCACCGCTACCACTACCGCCAATTCCCCCTTTGAGTTGATGCCCTATGCGGCGTCCCTGTCGCTGCAGGCGCCCGAAGGTGAAGCAGCCACCCTGTCTTTCACCGCGCGCAACGGCGATAAGCTGCAGGCTGATGGACTGGCGCAGCCGGGCTTTACTGGGGATCGCCCGGTACGGCTTGCTATTGAGGTAGACACGACCGACGAAGACGACAACCCGGTGACGCTCACCATCGATCTGTTCCGGGGGACGGCGGCGAAACCGGACATTATCCGCGGCGGGGATGACCCCGCCACCAGCGAGACAAAAACGTTGTTGAAATGGGAGGCGAGGGACCGCACCGCCATTTTCGAGAATCACCGGTTCCGCTCGACACTGCCCTACGATGGGTACTCGCTTGTGGATGCGGTGACTGATCTCGCCACCATGCCCGGTTATGCTGCCGACGACCTGTACATTACCGCGGACACCACCGCGCTACCGTTTGCCCCTCCCGTCAAGGGGCAGTGGAAGTACCTGCCGGAACGCGGCGAATCGATACAGGACTGGCTGCAGAACAAAATCCATACCGATTTTGCTGCTACCTGGCTAACCGGTTGGATGCCGACGAAGATACCAGCGCGCGCCACCCCGATCAAATACCGGTATGTGTGGAAGCGCCCCGACGACCTGCCACAAACGCCCGATATCGATCTCTTCTGGACACGCGCCGACGCGCTTGCCTCCGGTTTGACCGATGGCCTTGCCCTGGAACGGGTGGTAACAGCGGTGCGGGAACTGCCGGAGGAAGCGGAAGCTAACCAGGTCATCGTTATCGGGCAAGATCCTGGAACGCTCAAGTTTCTCTATTCCCAGTGGGACGATGCCGCCTCGCAGGCACCCGGCACGGCCCCGTCGTCCCGGCCTGAGAACTGGCGCGGGCAGACGATCACGTACCAACTGCTTGATCCCTCCATCACCACGCAGGACGCCGCCGACGCTGCCCGCGACATCATTTCGGATAGGATCGGCACCGGTCGGAAACTGGTGGAGTTTGATACGGCCCAGCTACTCGTCAAAGACGATGGAATGCCGGTGTGGAAAGGCGATCTGATGCGCATCTACCGCCCCGACATGGAGCTATACGGATGGTTCCGCGTGCTGGGACTGTCATTCGAATCCGAGTTCGAGGCCGAGGGGTTCGAAAAGCGGCGGGCTACGTATCGTACGCTCTTTGTGGAGCCGGACGAGGAATAACCCATGCCCCACGCCGACGAAAAAACAGGCCGCTCCCGGACTATTGGCTGGAACCTGGATTTCACCCTGACCGGTGCCGTGGCCGTCGGTTTCCTCCTGACCTCCACGTTCTCGGGGGTGACGCCGCGCGCGCTCGGTGATATCAAATACTCCACCATACCGAGCGGCACGACCCAATCATTCATCTATTTTGCGTCCGCGGGGACGAACGTATGGACCTATGGGGTACGATTTCAGACCGGGCCGGGTACCTATGTCAATGTACCGCTCGATACCCTAGATTACGCCACGAATGGCCCCAGCGGCGCCACCTTCACGATCAACTGCAACGCCACGTTCGAAGCCACCTTAGACGAGTATCAGGGTACGAACGGATGGGGGGAGCAGGTTCAACCGGGGACCACCTACGGCAGAACTATCACACTTGACGGTACCATGGTCTATGACGACCGGGTGACGGCCACCGGCACCGAAACAGTTTTTACCGATCCGCCGCTGCCCAAGATGGAGGTGTCCACGGTCAACCCGCGCTTTCAGGATGGAAGCACGTCTGCGGGGTATTGGTTCGGCGGCCCCGCGGAGTTCGCGGGGACGCTGACGGCGAGCGGGGATGGATGGGGAGCACCGCCGCAAGGCACTCCCAGCCTATCGGGAACCGGTGCCAGTGCCACCCTCTATACGATCCGTGCGGATACTGCGACGGCGGCTACCAGTTCTCAAACCTTCAATAACACGTGGCCCAGCTACGGCGCGAACTACACACTCGTCGGCGGGCAGCCCGTCCACACCGTCAATATCACGGGCGTCATCAAGAACCAGGCAGGAGCAGTTTGTACCGATCCGTTTGACCTCAAGTTCCGTATGTCCGGCAGCCTGACTACCAATGTCTCCAACGTGGTCGGCAGTCACACGGAAAGCGGGGAATATGGCGGGTGGGGCATCAACCTCGGCGCTGTCGGCCTGTCCTCCAGCGGCTACTATCGCGACGACGGCAGCTACATCGGCGCCACTGCTCTTGCAACGGCAAGCACCGGCCCTGTCGTGCTCCTGTCCGACGAATCCACCGCCTCTAAGTTCGGGTGGAGAGGAACACCGCCCAAGGACGTGGCAACGATCACGCAAGCTGCTAGTACGGAACTGCTGCCGGGCACGGGGGGATGGGTGGCGGGGACAAGTAACAACCAGTGGTCGAACTCGTCTGTCGTGTCGGTCAGTGGCGGCGGATCGGCGCTTCGGATCGCTGCGGGCGGCTCGTCGCTCACCGCCGTCAGCAACTGGAGTCCGTTGCGTCACATTGGCTATCGGTTCTACCGCTTCCGGTGTCGATCCGTGGGCAGTAGCAACGTCAGCTTTACTTTTAGGGTTCTCAACGGGGTTGTGGACGGGGCGGCGAATATTGTCACCACGGGTGCGGATGGTGTCTGGGTAGATGTGGAGATCGACCGGCTGACGGCTTATTCCGCATTCCATTCCGCGCCCCCCCTCTCGGCGATCCGCAACCAGGCAAGTTTTACCGTACCCGCGGGCAAAACCGTTGAGATCCAAAGCGTCACGGGGTTCCGGCAGTACGAATCGACGTTTACCGTCTTCCGTTATGATGCGTCTACGCAGGGATTTGTGAACCGCCAGGGATGGACCGATGCCCTACCGACGCTAAATATCGATCCGACATCGCCGCAGCGCATCTCGGATTACATCAGCACCGTCAACGCTACCAGTACATATTCAGGGTGGAGTATGACCGATCTCCGTCCGACTTCCTCCGATCCCGATATATGGGACAGCGGGAAGACAATTTTCTACCTGGAGGGAAATGGCTACGACGACGCGGACAACCCGTTTTGGGATGTGGACTGTACGGCGCCCCTTACGCTGCAGTCACGGCCCATACTGTTCTCACCGGGTCTGTACGTCGGCGCAGGGGACGTAATGAACGCCTGGAGCGGGGGCAGCTACGGTTTCACCACGGACTTTGAGGTGACGTTTTATACCGGTGGCGTGGTGGCTGCGACTCTCCTCAACGGAACAGACGCCACCGTGAGCGTTACGGAGGTGAGCGGGGGAGCCAATCGCGGCAGTGGCACAGGGAATGGTGCCTCGGGTTTTGCCCGCACCGGTACGCCTTACGTGCGGGTAAAGAAGCCGTTCGTTACCGGTGTGCAGCAACGGATCTCGGTGGACCGCACGGGCTCGGTGCCCTGGTCGATGCCGTTGCTCGGGCCGGTGAGCGGACAGGAATATTACCACATCACGCCGACCGCTGCGGCGCGTTGGTGGGTGATGTGGACGGCGCTGCGCCTCGCCTCGTCCCCCTCCGTCGATGTATCCCCCACCGGGCGCCCGGTCGTCGGCGTGATCAACTCCGCGGGACACATCGCTCTCCGCTTCCCCACCGACCACTCCCTGACTACCTGGCTCTCCAACGATACCGGCGTGACGGCTACCGAGGTATGCGTCCGGTACCGGGGCAGCGGTGAGATTGTAGTGGCCTATGCACTCAGTGGGGGAGGGGTATATCGGCGCACGACTACGGACGAGGGGGGGGCAATTAGCGTGCCTACCACGATCAGCAGTTCAGGGAAGCACCCGGCGAGCATCGTCACGCCGACCGAGGCAGAGTATTATATCTGGTTCGACAGCGGCGCAATTAAAATGCAGAGCCTATCCAAAAACGGCACGGTGCGGATTGCGACCACGACCATCGTGGCGAGCGGTGTTGCGGATGACTGCATTGGCGCGGCCATTGACCGGCGTACCGGCGATATGCTGGTAAGCTACCGGAACACTAGCGGGAACATCATCACACTCCGAAGCACCGACAGCGGGGACTCCTGGTCGTGAGCAGGGTAGATGCCGCCGCAGCAGCCACTCCCACCACCCATCCCGTCGTCTCGTTGTCCGAACTCAAAGCACCGACGCTAAAAACGGATTTATTGGAAGGCAACCAAACAGCCTGCCGCCGTGTCCAACCCGTTGACACTGTTCTACAAGGCCGATTCGCGGCCCTTTTCGGAGGAAAGCGGAGGAGCGGAGGAGAATGTGTGTTGCGCCCGGGAGGAGATTATTCGCTAGTTCTCTCCCCTCCCAGGCGCGTCCGGGGGCTGGTTCAGGCTGGCCCCTGGACACTCATCCAACAAACAACCAATCAGTGCTCAGCTAATCGGTTCCGCCAATCTATTATACGCCAAAAACCCGCATTCCGTCGCGTCCACACGCTTCGGGGCGGGTTTTTGCGTTTAATCCTACTTTGGTATGAAGACACCAGTATTGCGGAACCATATTATTGCCACTATTGCCGTTCACATCGCAGAATATAGTGTAGAAATATGTTGCCGTGAGGTGTCATCGTGTCAAATCAACTTGGGCGCAAGCCTTTATCTCCCCCGATGGAGGCGCTGATTTACGTGAGGATCTATGTAATGTTGGGCCTGTTGTGGCTCACAGAAAGAATGCTGGGCGCGGTGAAGACGATTCAGCGTGTCACCCGGGCTGACGGCGTGGAATGTATTTCCGTGCTGGTGGCGTCGGGTTGGGCACTGACTCTTGCCCTGAACCGCGATTTCCTTGGACTGAGCAACTACGCCTACCCCATTGAGCAGATGGTGGGCGCGACCCGATTGACATCACTGTTTCTGTTCCTGGCGATTCTGCAGGGTACCAGTCTGTTCCTGACACGAGACGACAGAGACGAGAGAAACGCGCCGGTCGGACCTGCCAGCACTCAACGCAAGGCCAATCAGAAGGCGGTGTATCTGCTCCGCACTTGTGGGTTCATGGCAAGTGCTGGGATCTGGCTGTTTTTCGGGGTGGTCGTCAACATTTCGATGTTCGTGACCTCGGCCCACACCCTGAACCCCTACACAGGTCTGTATCTGTATCTCGTGTCCGCTTCCACGGTGTTTGCCTGCGAGGAAGCGGTTAATTATTCTGCTGCCCAAAAACAACGCCACGACCAGATAGAGGAGCAGAAAGCAAAGACTGTGGCGGCGACGTAACGCCCCCAGAGAGGAAACGGCGGAATGGATGCTGCCGGGATTATTGAGGTTGCGAAGATTGCCGGGGGAGCGCTTGCGGTCGGTATAGGGATCGTGACCACTCTCATCAATGTTTCCCCCAACAAAATAACAGCTACTGCAGCGGCCAAGGAGAAGGAGGCGGAAGAGGATAGGCGGATGCGGGAAGAGATCCGGGCCGAGAGGGACCGGGCGGTACAGCGGTGCGACGAGATGGAAGCGGAGCGTGATCACTGGCGAGAGCAGGCGACATCGCTCCGGGAACTGCTGGTGACGCAGCAGGCCGTCTGCACTGCGACGGGTCACGCCTGCGGACAACAGTTCGCCGCGGTGAAGCTGCAGCCGTTCCACCCGGCGTCGCTCCCAGCCTTGCCTCCTCCCGCTGACGAAAAGAAAGACAAAACCCAATGACCCCACCCAAGACCGACGTTTCCACCATTCACCTGATCATCCGCGCCGCTGTGCTGGTGGCCGTGCTCTGCCTTGGCGTGGGCGCGGTCCTGGCCTGGCACGGGCAGGAGACGGCTGCGGCCACGCTCTTTGCCTCGGTGACGGGCGTGGCAACGGGCCTGCTGGCACTGCTCGCTAAAACCAGTACGTCGGACCATCCCACCCCGGGGAGTGAGCCGACGCCCGTGGAAGTGACGAACAAGCCGGATGACCCGGTGCCGGTGGCGGCGGCAGATCCGGGGGCATGAGCGGGGATAAGGCGACTAAAGGCAGACTGCCCCGACCTCTTTAAACTCTGCACCCTCCGCCAGAATCTGCGGAAACTCTCGTTCAGAGCACGGGCCGCAATACTTCACACCGTTGTGATGGAGCCACAGTCCCTTTGCATCTCCCGTATCGTAGAATTGGGCGCCAGGAAGGGCATCGGTCTCCACAACACCGGCGATCCCGGCATGGAATGAATGTTGGCACTTGCAGCACTTGAACGTTTCGCCGACCATAGGGGTTCTCTTTCTGATCGCGGGCCGGATTTGAACCGACTGTATTGCCTATGGGAGTTTCGCTTGCCGAGCGAAGTCAACCCGCGCTTTGCTCACAGCGCCGCCGCGATCATATCTCGAAATTGTGAACGTCTCTCCGTTCTTGTCACGCTAAAAATAAAGTGTGCCCGCGTTTGGCCGGAACCTCTTCTCCTTGGGCCGCTGACAGCGAATCGCTGAGAGGAGGAAGGCGGTAAGAACGAATCTACACCGCCCGCCTGCGCTTTCGCGCCCTCCCCGGCTTAATGGTTCCTCAGGAAATCGGATGGGCAGGATTCGCGTCATATGACCTCGCTTCCCCCTGCCCGGTATGACCCACCAAATTGCGCGTGAACCAGAGGCGTGGTGGGCACTTGGTTCATTGTACAGCAAAAGGGCGATGGGGGCTATTGCTCCAAAGCAGTGCCTGCCTGGAACAGTTCCGCTGCTAATCGTCGTCGCGCTTCCATGGCATCGCCTAGCATAAAACTTCGCCCGCAGGAAGCGCTATCGAATCCGGCACCACCGCAAACGAACCATTCGTTTTGAACCCGATCGTGTAGGTTTCTTAGTCCTGTCTCATCCAACCGAGCAGCCAACGTTTCTATATCGTCTAGGTTGAACAGGGAACACTCGTGCCGCTCCCGTTCGCAGGCGATAGGGCCAACCTGCGTGTACCCTGTGCCGTTCTTGCAGTAGGGACACTTCTTAAAGACCTCGTTGTAGACACCCACAGTCTTATTCCTTTCGCCCCTCGCTCGTTTCGCCCCAATATTCACGCCGCGCCTTTTCAACGTTTTCCTGGTATTCCGCTTCCGTGATCCCGATATCGCCATCGTACACTTTTTTGATCATGTCGGTGGCACTCGTCATCAGCATCATGCGCTTGGATTCCCATTGCCGCCCATCGTCACCGACCACGCCTGTGGTGCCGATTATCCGACTGATCACCTGGCGATAGGCCGTCGATTCTGTGTAATGTTCTCTGACGTGGGTATCACCCTCGATTTGGCGCCGCGTCCACGGGTCAATCTCGCCCGGTTGCAAGTCCGTCCACTGTGGTCGCTCGTTGGTCGGCTCCCGCCTCAGGTGCCCGATGTCGTCTAAAATGCTTCTGCCGTGGTTCATTTGGTTTCTATGACTCCTCCTGGTCTGCTTGGTTGCTTGTTTCGCCCAGCGAGGGAACTGCGGTCGCCCCCAGCACCTCCGTAACCAACACACCGCCCGGTTCGATGCTGGCGAACATCGCTTGCCACTCTGCCCGGGTCTTTCTATATTCGAAGCGGGCACCGTCCGCTGCCACATACACGTTGCTCCAGGTGGCGTCTGGACTGCCGGTCGGGTCGTTCAGCCACTGGTTGAAATGGTCATTATGTTCGGCAGCTTGTTTAAGTGCTGCAACCTCGTCGGGGGTGATGCTCACGGCTTCTACTCCTCCTCATCGCTGCCGTGCTCTACCAGGAACTCGGCAATGACCCGAATGCGGCGGTCTGCGTCGATCTCTTCGGGTTCGCTGCTTTTGTAAAGGTCTTGCAACTCTCGCAGAAGCGTCTCCTCTACCTCTTCCGGTAGTGTCATTTCGGTTGCTCCTGCTCGCGGGCGTGGGCTTTAAGGAAGGCGTGACACCTTGCCTCATACCGGCTTTCGCACACACTCTCAACGTCCCAACCCTTACCGACACCAGGGCGGATAGAAAAGCGGTAGTCGATAGAGATATTGTCCTCCTCGTATATCCAATTTTGAGCAACGATGTGATCAAGCAGCGCATCGGCGGCGGCGGGGTCAGTGCTCCACGACCGCGCCAACATCTTCCACTCGGCTACTCCTCAACTTCGGTATACGCCCTCAGATACTGCTCACTGATCCACGAGCAATCGTAAGGCCCGGCGCCGAAGCGGATGTAATATCGGTTCTTCTTGCCGCCGCCTCTACCCACGCGCTCAACGGTCGCCTTTTTGCCGATAAGCGACCGGGACAGATGCGTGGGCGAAAAAGGCGGTATCGACACCAGGGACACCGCCGCCCCCACGCGGAACTTAGCGGCCTGTTTATCATCAAGCGCTCTTGCCACTCGTTTTGCCTTTCCGCCCGTGGTCGGGCAATCCGCTGTCAGCTACCGCCTAGTAGTGACTGTTAGCGCCGATGCCTGCGGCCTTATCCAACACCTTGCGCGTTTCCTCGACCCACTGCGCCCGACGAATAGCAGCATCCGGCGCAGTATCGTCTCCCGCAAACAACTCCAGCGCCTCCGCAAGTTGCTCCGCCAGTTCGGGCGCCGCAGCCATCAGCAAGGCGTTTGCCAGTGCCTGCCGCCGCCCCTCTTCCGACATCGTTATTTGCACCTCAGCGACGTGCCCACCCTCCGACGAACCGTAAATGTCCTGCATCGCCGCTGTGGACGAGTGGATAGCAATGTGGCGTTCGCCGATACCGCCGCCCTTGATGGCGTCGTAACCTTCCGGCGTTCTCGTCCACATGGCGCCGCCTTCATTCCAAGGGATCTGCTCGGAAATCCGCCATGGCCCCGGCGTCGGCTTCGGCAGTCCGGTCGTCGTCTCTTCTAACATTTCTTCGTCCATTGTCCTGTCCTTTCTTTCTTCCCGTGTGTGCCGCGCCCGTGGTAGGGGTGGGGTTGGTGCCCCCGGTGCCCCAGGTGACACGAGAGACTTAAATACACCACCCCTGCCGCCGAATGTCCGTCAGCATCGCCTGTGGTCCCTGCGCGGCAAAAATGGCGTTCAACTTATCGCCGTAGTCGCCGCAAATGATTACCCTGCCGCTTTCCCATTCCTCGGCATCGTCGCCGCATCCCTCTGGTTCGACGTAAGGAACGCCGTCGCCCATTGTCTCGCCGACAAAGACGCCCGAAAGGTGGAACCCGGCGCGGACCTCAAACCATCTGCCGGTTTCCTGGTCCCGAAACCACGTTGAATCTTGCTGCTTGCTCATCGCCTTCATTCCTTCCCAGTGCGCTACCGACCACCGGTCGCTTCATTTGACGTTATTGTACCACTAATCCGTACAAGATGTACTGTTTTATGCGCCCGCGCCAAAATATATTTTTACAAGTTGTACTGTTGTGGTAAAATCGGAATCAGTACAGGATGTAAGGCGCTCAGCGGTGAACCTGCCGGGGATGGCTAAAGCGCAGGAAGGGATTACGGATTTACCCGTGATGGAAGAAACAGAACTGGGTGTGTTATCGGTGGCGAAAGCGGCCCAGCGACTCGGAGTGTCGCGGAACACGCTGTACGAGGCGATCCGTTCGCGGCGTCTCGTCGCCTATCGTGCGCCTGGTCTCGGCAATACACAGGACGAGACGGTAATCAAACTCGCAGACTTGGAAACGTTTCGTGTAACCATGCGGCCCAATAAGCGCCGCCCCTCCCCCGCCGCGCCAACCGAGACGGAGCAAGCAACAACATGACACAAGACCAATCGAATACTCCTGACACCGACACCCTGGGGCCTGGCTCCGTAACGCCTGACGACGCCCGATGGGAACACTACGACCCAAAGCAACCGGGCCTGACGCACGACGACCGCGCTTATCGCATTCTGGATTGGCTGGGAATCGAATACAGTACGGGTGCGGTGGACTACATCAGGCAGCACCTGGACGCGGCGGCAGCGGAGAATGAGGAGGAACCCGCGCCGTGACCACCCTCCCCGGCATCCTCGTCGGGCTTGTGGCCCTGGTGCTGGCGTGGCTCTACATCTGGGTGCCCGAGGTGCTGCGGGAGATGCGGGAGGACGACGAGCGGCGGGAGAGGTGGATGCGGGAGCATCAAGCAGGCGAGGATGGAGACGACGAAAAATCGCCCTGACTACACCTGTAATTTTGTGTACGATCCGCGCGAAAAATACCCCGAGCCATGTGCGTTTTTCATATGCTTTGAGAGTGAGCTATAGCAGGCTGCCTGCGTATTGCAAACGATAACGAAACCGTATTGCGTTACACTCGTCAAGAGGTGCGATATTTGAATCAGGCAATCCCCATTACCGTACACCCCTGTATTTGATTACTCGCTCGCTTCCAACCGGCGCGGTTTCCTGCCTTGGCCGCGCCCCGCTCCCCCTCTTGCTGCCGGTTCCCATGCGGCAGCCGCCTTCTCGGTAATCAGGTAAACCTTCATGTCGGCGAGCTTCCGCGCTGGCAAACGCCCGTCCCGCAGGTGGGCATACACCGTGCTTATCGAAACGTTCTTCAATTCTGCCACGTCTTTAGGCAGCATCCACTTCTTGCCTTCCCACTCCCACATAGGCGGAGTGTAAATCAGATACATCCTGCTTTGCAAGCATACCGCTGCTATGGTAAAATCAAATACGGTGTATCGTATTTGATAAGGATTATATCATGGCCCAGCGACCTGTTTCTATAATCAATGGCGTGAAGCACTTGCGGTGCGCTCAGTGTGGCGAGATGAAGCCGGGGGAAGCGTTTCCTCTCCGCTGTTACGTCCGGGGGATGGAAAAGTACGAGTCCTACTGCATCCCTTGTCGTGTAGCGAACAATAGAAAGAAGTACCTTGAGAACCCGCTGGTAGAGCGCCATAAGATGAGGTGCCGACACGTTAAAAGAACGTATGGGATTTCATGGGATGAGATGATAGAGATGGTCAAAAAAGCAGGCGGGTGCGCCATCTGTGGCAACGAACTGGACTTCGACCGGACCAAATCTTTCGCGGTGGATCACTGCCACACGACCGGTAAGGTGCGCGGTGTTCTTTGTTACCCCTGCAACCAGGGGTTAGGGCTGTTCCGCGACAAACCGGAAAACTTGATAAAAGCGGCAGCGTACATCGAACGCTCGCGGGAGATCGAGTAATACACATACGAATGTTTGCATCAAGCGATTGGTTAGGAGGCTTTAAGATGGCGACAACCAGAAAATATGCAGAAGGAACCAAGGTATCTATCGACACTTCGCTGTCACAGATTCGGGCGGCGCTGAAAAAATGGGGGCTGGTCAGTTTTGCGACTGCTGAAACGGAAACGGTTTACGGAATCGTGTTCGAGATTCTTGACAGAGAAGGCGTAAAGCGTCGGTACCGGATGACGTTCCCCCTGCCGGATCGTGCTCATTACGAGCAATACGAGGATCGGTATGGAAATGTCATTCGCCGTTCGGAAGCGCAAATCAGTGCGCTATACGACGCGGAGTTGCAACGCCTGTACCGCTCGTTGAGGCTGGGCGTACAGGCGAAGCTGGTAATGGTAGACGATGGGTTCGAGACGATAGAAGAAGCCTTCTATCCGTACACGGTGATGCCGAATAACCGCACGGTGTACGAGGAGACTGCGGAGGCGGTGAACGCGGCAGTATCTTCCGGCAAGATGCAGCCCCTCCTCCCCGGCTATCCCGCCGCGCCGCCGAAGCAGATAGCAGGTAACGGTGGGCCGGTGCTGGAGCGGAGGACAGGGTAGCGGTTGCCCCCTGATCCCGTCCGCGCCGGGGAAAGCGCAAAAGGAACCAAACACGACGATGGAAACGTCAGATCGGGAATTTTACGAAGGGTTCGAAATGAGGCGGCGGATAGACGACTTCTTGCGGAGCATTTCGCACGGGCTGGTCGCCGCTTGACACGACGCCGACAGCCGCGCTATCATCTACCCTAACGTGCTGCCTCGGTGCAGTGCGGAATCTTTAAAATCTGAATACCCGTAGAATGACGAAAGCGCCTCGTGCTGGTAACACTCGGCGCCTTCTGACCTCTACGCGACAATCGAAAGGCCATCACCCCTTCAATGTCTGTAGAAAACCTGACGTCATTATGTGACGGCAAACAACTTTTGTCAATGGGGCAAGACCCCACCGGCGCCGGAAACTGCCGTTCGCCCCGGAAACAAACAACGCCCAGCGGCCCCGCTATCCTCTGCTACCGACTTATTCTGCGCCTGTCCCGCAAAAAAGACGAGCACGGCAAGCCCCGCGGCTACGCCTTCGCCTTCTGCGCGTGGTACGCCAAAGCCCTTAACCGCACCGTCCGCACCATCTACAACTACATTGCGGAACTGCGGCGATGCGGATGGATCGAGACCGACGAGCACGCCGGTATTCGTCTCCTGATCCGCCCCCTGCTGCTCTGCGTCCCCCCCCGATCGGCATCCACACCGACTCCGCGGAAGCCGTTTTCCAAGCCCCCAATTTCAGGGGTAGATGCGAGGGAAGTTTCAGGGGTTTCCTCTATTAGTTCTGTGACTACAGGGAGACAACAAACACAGCGACAGAGACGACCTAAGACCGAATCGGTCCCTGATCCGATGACGGCTGTTGTTGTCGATGAGGACATAAAACCAGAGGAGGAACCGGTAATCGCTGCCATGACCGATGAAGCGGAGAACCTAGCGGTAACCAAAGCGCGCGAACTGGTGCGGCGCTACGGCGAGAGTGTCTGTCGTCGTCACCTGGAGGCATTGAAGCGGGAACGAGCGCGAAAGTTCGTCCCCTCCCCCGCGGGCTGGCTTATCTGCGCTATCCGTGGGGGTTACAAGTATGCCACCGGCACGGCAGCGGGCCACACAGGGCAATCTTCGCGCCCACAGAGCCATTCCAGCCCGCCCCCGCCCGACGAGCCGGTACAGCCGGTGGTCTCGTCTCCCGTGCGCGGTTTCGGCGGTCCTGGTGCGGTGCGTGTCAATCCCTCGGGGTCGGCGTTGCTGGAGGCGTTGAAGGCGGGGAAACGACCGGTGGGGGTGCCTGGTGGAACCTGACGCCGACGCTAAAAATAAATTCGAAAACTTTACGAGAACCCTTGCGTGATTACGTAATCAACCGTACAATGATTACGTAATCAAACGCTGGCGAGCATGAAACGCGAAGGGAACGACGAACATGACACGAGCAGAAACCGCAGTAAAATCCCGCGCTATCGAAGGCATCCTGTCTGGCAGCGTAACCGCGCTGTGCGTGCGCGAAATCGGCGATACCATCGAGCGGTTCCCGCAGACCGAGGAAGACGCCGCCCTGGTCGCGCCATTCGCCAAAAAGAACAAGCGGGAAGAAACCTCGTATAACCATCGCTGGTTCAGTGAGTTCATTCCCAGTAGCGAAGGCATCCCCTTTCAGCAGTGGGAGGCAGCAAAAGACGAGTACCTGGCAAACATCTACAACGCGGCGGAGGCGGCGCTGGACTGCAAAATGCCCCACCCTGATTTTGATGTGGAGGTAGAAACCGCTCGTGTGATTCTGCAAGCGGCTGCGGCTGCGGTAAAGGCGGCGTGAGGTACTACAACTTGGCCGGTGCGGCCCGCGTACTGGGTTGCACCGGCAGTACCGTTTCGCACTACCTGCATACCAGCGAGTACCCAGGGGTGTTGAAAAATCCGGGGTGGCGCATCCCTGAGAACGTGGTGGAGATGATTCGGGTGGATCGGGAGCGTGTGGCGCGTAACGAGATGGGTGTGTGCCCGTTCACCGCGGCGGATCTGCAACGCTTGTACGTGGAGGAACACTTGACCCAGCAGCAGATCGCCCAGCAAGCAGCGGCAACGCTAGAGTATGTGCCCACGGATCGGACGGTACGGAACTGGCTGCGACGGGCAGGTATACAACGGGGGCAGGGAAATAGAAACGATGGCGACGGTAACACCTGAGCGTAAGGAGGCGCTACGGCGCCTCCAGGCGGAATACCGAGATCGGCAGAAGAACGCTGCCAAACGAGCAGCAGAGGCGCTTAAACGGGCTTCTGCTGCTTTGCGATTGGTGGATGCTGCGCTGGCCGCGGAATGTGAAGCGGCGGCGCAAGACCTGAGACCCGGAGCAGATGGTGGAACCTGACCCCTCCCCCACCGCTGCCGATGCCACGAACGCGAACGCGAACAGTGACGACGAAAACGAGTGGGTTCCTGCCAACGATCTTGCCGACCAGTGGGGCGTGACTCAGCCGCGAATGCAGCGGGCGTTGAAGCGGAAAGAGTTCGCGCCCTACGCAGAGAGACGGCCACGCCTCACGGCAACGGGAATGCGAACGCCAATGTGTGTAAGTATTCACGTTCTACCTAGACTTAAAGCGTTCCTTTCCTCTGATGGGGGCGAACAGAAACGCAAACAAGAACGAGCGGAGGCGTTACCGTCCACAGAGCAGAATGAGCAGATGCGGGCACTTATCCAGGCGGTAACACAAGAGATGCGGACGCGGCTGGAGGAGCAGGCATCAACTATTGCGGATCTGCGACAGGACAAGGCGGAATGGCGACAGGAACGCGAACAGTTACAGTCGAAGGTGTTAGCGTTAGAGGCCGCGCCTGCGCCTGATACGGAGGCGATGCGGCAGCAGGTAGAGGCGGCAGAAGCCCGCGCCAGGGCGGCAGAGGAGGAAGCCGCCCGACTCCGCGCCCAACTGGAGCAGAAGGAGCAGGAGAAACCCGGCATCCTGACCCGATTGTTCGGCGGTCGCCGTTAAATCCACCTTTAGCACGATACCAACCAACCACACAGATACCGGAAATAGAACCGACCGCTAACCCTTCTGGGCGCGGTCGGCTTCGATGAGTTTGCGGATATATTCGGAAGCGCCTCCGGGTTGCCGCTGGCAGTGTTGCCACAACTCATCTGTCATGCGAACGGTTCGACGGTCCTTTTGTTCCTCTTCGGGTTTGACAGTGCCGGGGGGACGGCCCCGCTTCCGTTTTTCGGCTTCGTTATTCATGGGCGCATTCCTCTTCGTCGTAAATCACATTGGCCTCGGCGGTTTCTAAGTAAGCAGCGCGGCGCTTCTCTCGCTGTTGCTGGAAGAAAGCGCGCGACCTTCGCCAAGAGGCATTATAGTTGGCTAGAGCAGCTTCCTGCTCATCTTCGGATAACGCGTGAAGGTATTTTTGCAACTCCGCGTATCGCGCCGCTTCCATTTTTGCGTGTAGATGGAAAAGTACCTGCGCTTGCCCCAAGCGGGCGTTTATATATCCGCGCATTTTGTAGGGCGGCAGTTCGGTGATTAAGCACGGGTCGGCGTCGGCTGCCTCAGCTAGTTTCCATTCCGCCTTACACTCGGCAACAGTATCGGCAATGGAGTCGAGCCAGGAGCCATGCTTAGCGCGATCATATCCCTGCATTTCCTCTTCGTGCGGATCGCGTTTCCCGTGTCCCGTGGGGGCGGTAGTTTCTTCTTCCCGCCCCCATATGGAAGTTTTAGCCAAGATGCTTCTCCCACAACTGCGCGTAGTAGTTGTTCGTGTCTCCCAGGTTGTCAGTGACGCATCCGGTCGTACTGATCTCTTTGTTCCGCCCATCGGACAAATCGCGGAAAATAACGGTGGTTGCACACAAGCAGCCGCCCCGGTTCCAAGAGAACACGCCTACCCACTTCGAACCGTCCCGGTAGTACGCCACGTCGGTTCCGTCCGTCTTTGTCTCGCGATGCTTGCAAATCATTCCAGTTTCCTCCCGGTCGGCATCTTTATGATTGCCCGACAGATATATAATAGCATGACAATTAATACAGTGCAAGGGTTTTAGTGTCATGCTGAGAAAATATTTTATGAGGAGGAAAACCGGGGTGGGGGAGCGAACAAAACTCCTACCTTTGCACGATCCCGCATAAACACGAACCGACCGACCATTAAATAATGTACCCATTCCCAGGAGCCATCGGCCAACGTGCCCAGCGGCTCCGCTGACCTATCCACTAAGCAAGCCGCCAAGCGTTTAAATATCCCCGAACGCACCCTCCGAAGCTACATCGCAATGCCCCCACTTGCCGCATACGTCAACGTGATCGAACGCGGCCCGAGCGGTAGATACCGTATTCCCGAGAAGAATCTGCCCCGGATTGCCGATATACTGAGTACGATCACAGGCAGAAACATTGAAGTCTTGCCGCCACTTGCCGCAGAACCGCCCACACCGCGCGACCTGGCATCGCTGTCCGCTGCGCTGGAGACGGTCCAAGCGTTGCGGGATGCCATCCGCGTGATCGATGCCCAGCGCCAGGAGATCGAGCGGCTGCGTGAAGCACTGGCCGAAAAGAGCGGTCCAACGGGTTAAAACACTGCGCTGTGGTGGTCGGTGCCGAACCGGATGGTATGAAATATTCCACACCACCGCATTAGTTATTGCAAAACCGCCCGTATCGGTTTACGTTTGTCGGTCAGGAACAGGGGCAGGCACTACTACCAGACACTCAGTTATAAGCAAAACCGGGGAACATTATGGCTGTAGAATACCGATAATAGGTATCGTGAGGCGAGAGATACCGGTTTCATAGATAGTATCTGGTAATTAAACCGGTTTAATAGGCAACTCTGTTCGGTTATCTGCTACTCTTATAAAGTGTATTCAGAAATCGCGGACACCGATCCAGCAACATCGTTGTTGTGATGGCGGAATAGGCACAGGAGTTGCCAGTACAGTAGTTTTGCAGATGGTATAGACGGTGCTCACACGTGGTAGTGGCGAGAAGACGGGATTACGACGAAATGGAAAGGCTGCGTCACGTTTCGATGTTCACCCCTCCCCCGGCTGGAAACAGCAAGCTAATCGTCAATGAGGACAAAAACTTAAGTGTTGATCTGTGCAGCAACGCCGGTAGGTGTAAGCACTTCCAGGCTTTGAGCCAAGACCGCACCGACAATGGGCGACGTTGCCCACTGATGATGTGCGGAGAAGTTGAGATAAACGGTGTGGCGGTCCCCTTGATAACCTGCCCTAGAATTGAAGGGACTGTGTTGTTCCGCCGCGAGGAAAATACCGATACTCCCCCCGAAGCGTGTTTTTCTAGCGACAAGACGACCGCTATCAGAGAACTCAAGATGTCAGGTCATACAGCATACTAATCGGTTTTACGACGTTCTTGCTGGGACTGTGCATTGAAACGGTGCAGTCCCGCTTCTATCCATCCCCTCATTGCGATTTGGTCTTCTTCATCGAGTGACGCAATTCGCAACAAGGTTTCTGCGTACCCCAAACTGGCGAGTTTTGTCACTACGCTCTGGCTAACACCCTCGTCTTCTTCCGCTGCATAACCAGCCTTTAGTAGTGCTTCCGTTTCAGGCCGCCTTAACGCGGCAGCAATCCTTTTCACTATGTCACGGCTAATGTCGGTGTTGATGCCGCGTTCGATGCCGGAAACATAGCTCTGACTGATCCCTACCATCTCGGCCAGGGCATCCTGCTTAATGTCCAGTCCTATCCGGTGGCGACGGACATAGCTGGCGAAAGATTCTTCACCCATAAGGCAAAAACGGACGGTGCTTTCTGTCGGAGAAACAAGAGTTGAACTGCGCATGATTATAACACTTTCGGTGATATTAGTACCGCTGAAGTTCTAAAAGTTGCAGTGGTATTTTATGACGTATCGTGTTAAGATATATTTATGAGCGCAGAAACCCTCAAACTACCAACCAAGGGGAAGACTCCACAAGCCAACTGGCGCTTTTTCGCAGAGAAGCGAATCAACAAGGGAATGAGCCAGAAAGAGGTCGGCGACCTCTGCGGAGTCAACCAATCTCAGGTCAGCGACTGGGAGCGGGGCGAATCTGCGCCCCAAACCAAGCACCTAGTCACCATCGCCCACGCCTTTGGCGTCCCCGTTGAGCACCTGCTGCGAGAGGTCGATATTTTTTTCTACAATCGTAACTCTTAGCATTGTAAAATATCACTGACAGTGTTATAATCTAGGCATACGAAAAACAAACCCCTCCGGCATCGCGAGTGCCATCGGGGTTATGAGGCCACTGACACAGATGAGAACAGCAGCCAAGAAAATTATACCCAACGCCGACCCGCAGAGCAACCACGCGGGTGAAGCCAAACCCGAGGCATCGACGCCTCCCGCCACCGAGTTCAAGAACGGCAACGTGTTCGGGTTCCCCGTCCATATCGCCAACTTTGCCCTGCGCGTGCTGGAAGACCCCGCCTACTTCTACGCCTGGAGCCGCGCTACCCGTGGCGATCGTGATGACGCGAAGGGGGGGCAGACCAATGGTTAATGCTGCTACGACACCCGCGCCGACCGCTGGCAACACCGCCACCGCCTCCGCCAATCAGCAACACACAGAATGGGCCTTGCTACTCTCCATTGGCGGTACAGTGTTCTCC